TCGGAGATACTTAACATCATCAATCCCGCCGTTATACGAAGAGCCGGGCAGACTTGAAATATCCGAGGCTGTTCCGCCACGAACGGGAATAAAATAATCTTCTTCAATTGAAAGAGGATTATAACGAAGATCAACACGACCGGTTGTTGGATCAACAACTTGATGACGCTTCATTTGGGTCATAACCTTCTGCATATATTGCTCAACATCTTCCGGAGCAATGTTTCCAACATCAATTTTAAAAAGTCGTCTTTCTGGTGCTCGGACAATACGATAAGCCATCATGGCGTCCTCGAGCATTGTAAGTTGTCGCCAAATACGACGGGCTGGTTCGAGGACAGAGGTTCCGTACGGAGCGTGCTTGTCATTGCCAAGAATACGGAAGTGAGCAACCTGCCAATTCTCAAAGGTCATCGCTGCCGAGTTCCATTGAAATTGAACGTAATTAGGATTTGTCTCGTCTTCTCCTTCCATTCTTTCAACTTCTTGCGATGGCAATCCAATACAATTTTGAATTCCTGCTTGTTCATCAATATCTAAGTAAAGAAATAAATCTCCGTACTTACACATTGTGCGACACCAACCGAACAGGTTGTAATCAATATTAAGGACTTTGTGATACAAATTTTGAAGAAGATACGAGATCTCTTCATTTGAGCATTTAATTGTAAGCATTGGCTGAAGAGCAGAGTGAGTTGTCATCTCGTCTGCGTAGATATCCAAAGATGAAGCAATCTCGGGTGTATACTCCATTTCATCAAAATCAATATAGCGTTCGGCTCTGTTTCTGGATTTATAAAGAGAAGAGTTTAATTGCGAAAGAGGAGCGTAGCTTTCCATTTTCTTGAATTGTTTTCCGGAAGCTGATCGGAACTTTCTCGCATACATATCCAAATGACGACGAGTTAGCTGTCGGCCTGTCTGTGTTCTTCTTGTGGTAATAGGACCGGAGAACAGACGAGTTAGCGATTTAAATAATTCACTTTCTTCGTTGTTTGGGTTTTTACCTTTTCTTATTTTATTACGTGGAGCCATTTTCTATCCTCTAAAGATCCATACAAAATCTTTTGCATTTTTAATCTCTTCTCGGTATTTCTCTTCAAATGATTGAGAGAAGCCATCTTGGCCTTTAATCGTTGTGTTCATTCTTGTTGAATTCAAATACATGCCATCCATCATGGCTTTTTTGTATGCGACGTCTCTTTTGTCAATTTCTAGGGCTGTATCTCGAACCCAGCATGCAATTGATAAAGACATAACCAAATCGTCATGATAAGATCGCATCGCTTGGGGCCTCCCATTATGCCAGATAAAAGTTTTGAATTCATGAAAAAGTCGAGAAGATCTAACAGTAATTAGTCTGTTTCTCATGTACTCTTCCATTTTTGCCACAATAAGAGGTCTTGTTTTTGATGAGTTTGTGAAACCCGGAACAGAATTCGACATATATTCAGCTTTATGTTGTTCAACATAATCATGCGAACCTTTAACAGAATAATATAAATTTGGATAATCTTTTCCAATTAGTTTTTCTAAAACTGAGATGCCAATACCATTGTTCTCAACAACCAAGAGGCAGTTGCCATATTCTCGGCCTGCATCAAACAAAATGTCTGCGTAATGATCAAGCGTTGGTTTTCCTTGGTATTCAGCTGCGACTTCCATTGTATTGATATTAATAACATGGAATACAGAATAATCTGCACCGTCTCCTCTCGCAACATCAGCTACGAGCAAATACTTAGAGCCTTCTTGGTACTTCTCCCAAATCCAGAAGTTTCTATCAAATCCAGTGCGATAAACGGGATCTTTTATACACGAATGAACCCACTCCATGTCTTCTGCCTGTAAGACATTCTCACCAGAAGAATTGAAATTACACTCTAATTCTTGAGCAATCTGACGACGAGACATATTCTTGGTTTCGTTTCTAAACCACGCTTGGTCTCTTTCTGGATGGACATGCCACGGAAGATTGATTGCTTTAAAATCGTTCTGTCCATCGACAGCATCGACATAGGTTTTGTGAAACCAGTTACCAACACCGTTCGGTGTGCTCAGAGCAATGCAGCGACCACCAGTTGACAGTGTAGGATAAAGAGCTGTCCAAAGCTCCTCGAGCCCATCAACGAAAGCAGCCTCGTCGATAACAAGAAGCGAGAGTGCCTCCGAACGACCCGCATCACCGGAGGTAGACGATGCTTTTACTTGCGAGCCGTTGGAGAGTTCGAAGGATGTTCTGTTGTCAATTGAGATATCTGTAATGCGAATCCAATCCGGAAGGTTTTTCATAATGTTCTTGACCTTCTTAACAAGATTGGCTGCTGTGTTAAATTTGGTTGCAAGAACCATTACGTTCTTGTCTCTGTGAAAATTAATAAGCCAGACAATATAGGCGGCAGTGATCGTTGAAATCCCTAATTGTCTGGCCTTTAAAATTACAGAAAAACGAAAATCATTGAAGTCTCGGAGAAGATCATCCTGATAAGGAAATGTATCAAACTTAATAAGACCTCGGAGAGGATGAGAAATACGGCAATAGTTATTAATAAAGTAAATCGGGTCTTTGCCCGACTTTACAATTTCTTTTACAATATCTTGCTTTGATAACTCAAATGCCATGCTGCCCTATTTTTGAAGATCTCGCATAATAGCAGCTTCCATTTCAGGGGGCATTGGTTGTTTATCTTCGCCCATAGCTTCTTTCATGCCACCAGCGTGCTTATCGATAACTTGCTTAATTTCTTCTTCATCCTTACCTTGCTTTACAAGACCAACAAGATAGTTAAGTAATTTTTTAGATGGCTTGTACATTAATTCCAAAAATGCATCTTTTAAGAACAAAAGCGGGAAAGGCAATTCGCCTGGTCGACTGTATGTTTGGATTTCGTTGTCTCTATTTTTTCTTCTTTGTCTCGCAACATAGCCATACATTGCATTAGTTGGATCAACTTTGCGGCCGCCATCATAGGCTCCACCTTCAAGAACATTTTCAAGTTCTTCTTTAATAATTTGTCGCAATTTAGCAGTCGTTAGTTTCATTTTTGATTAGCTCCTTTTTTACGTGTATCATTTTGTGGACGTTTATCAGTGGCTTGTTCCAAGAATTTCTTTGTGATGTCTCGGACACTTGGCTCAGAAGGCTGTCTTTCGCCCAAAGCATCAACGCCTCCGATCTTAAATACTTGAGTAGCTTGAACCCAAGAATGAACGCGAGATACAGATTGAACCAAAACCTTTGGCTCGTCAGCTTTTGTGAGAGTTACAGAGTTGCCAGTAATAGCTTTGTATTCTTTTTGAAGAATCTTCTTAACTTCGTTGATTCTTCTTTCGATCTCGGACTCAAAGCCGCCTTTGTGAACTTCTTTAAGTTTAATCTCGGATTGATATGTGATAATCATTGTTGGTCCTTGAAAGCGAACCTTAAAGCCGTCAATAACTCGACGATCAAGAATGGGATCGCCTTCTTCTCGTTGAAGGCCAACCTTGCGAGCAGTACCATCGTGAGAGTATCTCTCGTCGTGTGCTCCATCATAACCATGGGCTGCTGCTTGAGCGAGGCCTTGAATAATTTCTAATGTTGTTGCCATGCTATGGTCTCCATCCTGATTTCCATCTTTCTTCTCGACCCTCGACCCATTGAACATAACACTTAAAACAACAATCAAACTTTGTAAAATAAAGGTCGTCTTGTGCTTTGGTTGTGTATACAGAACAGACAGGACAGGAGCGATTAGAATCACTATTAAGTAGTTTTCTTGGTATGAAAACACCATTTACTTCTTTCTTGTCGAAATCCTCTTCTTGTTTCTGTTCTCGATAGAACTCTTTCAATTGTTGAAATTATTCTTTTTACTTGTCCTCGTTCCATGTCTTCTTTGGATTTTGGATTGCTTCTTCACCGTACTTTGCTGCAATTGCTTGTTCTATTTTTACAGCGTAATTTGGATCTTTATTTTTCATAATCCCACCTTTCTGCGTCTCCAAGTCTTACATTTACTTCGTGCGTTATTCTATCTGGATTGTCAGAATCTTTATAAACCTTCATCCAATATGGAATCTCAAGCTCTTCAGGACAAAGACTAGAATCCAAGAATCTCATTTTATTGTTCGGCCCGCAGCATAGTACACCTGTCTCGTCATCAAAGAAGAAAGTCTTTGTCTTGTGCTCATGCCAGCATTCGGATTGACCAAAGTCCGTATGTTCTCGGGGTCTTTGTGGATCACAAGTCCAAAGATAATTTCCTTCCCATTTGTGGCCTTTTCTATTAAACATTTCGACATCCATTCCACGAATGCCTTGGATTTGTGTGAGCTGCCAATAATCAGAGATACAATCCCACCACGCGACGTCTTCCATTTTAATTGGATGATCTGGTGTTGTTGCTTTGTTGAATATGGCACATTGATCGACTTTATCATAAAAAGCGCCCATTGATGGAAGATAAACTAAAAATAAAGGTGCTCGTCCTCGAATAAAGCGAATAGCATAAATAACACCAAAGATCGTTTCATCTTTGTCCCATTTAGGATTACCGGCCAAGAAGGACTTCTTTACATAGCATTCTGTATAAGGTGTAGATACTATCATTTTACTGTATTAAAGATTCCAACAGATGTTGCGGTTCCAATAACAAAGCCTGTGGTTACCCACAAGAATGTTCTGTTGGGTTTATCTTGAGCCCGAAGATATTCTAATTCTTCTTGTTGGGCCTCGACACGGGCCTCTGATCTTTCGAGTTTGCCTTCGAGAGTTATCTTCATGATTTCGAAGTCATAGTTCCATTTGGCCTTTGCTATGTCTAATTCATAATCAACTTCGATTTGACAAGCTTCTTCAATTGACTCTTGGTTCACAACAAGAGTTGCAAGAGCCTCATCGTTTAATAATCTTCCGTTGAAAGGTGCGGGTTCTCCGACTTTCAGATTTGTAAATTGTGCCTCGCCTAATGCAAGAGAGGCCAATAGCATTAATATCATACTTCCTCTATTCCGAGATCTTTTAGAATTTGATCTAGTTTCTCGGGATCGTTCTTTGATTCCTTAATTAATTTTTTTGTGTCCTCGACCTTTTGCTTCTCTAGCGCGGTCGTTGATTTGGCTTTCTTCTCTTCCGCCGCTTTAATAGCGAGATCATAGGCCTTATGAGCTTTTTCCCGTTTATCGATCTCTTTCTGATATGAGTTCTCAATTTGGTCTCTCTCTTTACGCCATTGGGCTTTTGCCATAGCGTGATCTAATTTTAATTTCTTTTGGACATTCTTTCCGTAAAAATAGCAAATAGCCATAGCACCGAGAACAACAACGGCCCTCCAATGATTTCTCAGGAAGGACGCTGAAAGTTCCCAGTACTTTTTGACTTTAAGCCAATGCATTGCTTTAACCGTGTCTCCACATTTTAGCAGCATCAATAACAGATTGTCCGCCAATATAAACAATAGCGATCATTCCCCAAGTATCAGGGTCAAGACCGTATTGAGCAAGAAGAACGGTTGCGGTTGCAAAAACAAGAAGCTTTCTTGAGATTACTTTTCCAAGCAACTTATCAAGAATTGAACCTTTACC